GTCACCCCGGCGAACAGGTCGACCAGGGACCGGTCGACCGGGCCGGTCGAGTTCGTCGGGTTGTAGTCCCGCAGGTACCGCATAGCGATTCCCTCGTGGGCGACCCGGGCCTTCATCGTCGCGCCCTCGGGGAGGGCGGGGGCGACCATGCCGAGCGCGATCGCCGTACGGTGGAAGGCGTACCCGGTGTCGACGCCGACGGCGTTGGATCCGACGATGCGGAACCCGGCGAACCGGGCGATGGTCGCGTCGGCGAGGGCGCTGTCGCCGCTGGAGGTCTCGCGTGCGCCGAGGGCCTTGATGATCCGGGCTTCCATGTTTGCCCCGACGACCAGGACCCGCTCGTTGCGGGGCACGTTGCGGACGTTCAGCGCGATCGACGCATCCACGAGGTAGTCGAGGACCGCCTCCTTGGTCGCGGCGGCGGCAATGCTGATCGTCGCCGCGTCTGCGGTCGTCGCGGCCAGTTCGGTTGCCACGGCGCCGTCGAGGCCTTCGGCCGCGGCCCGCATCTGCGGGGCGAGGACCTGTGCGGCGAAGTCGGCGATGTCCAACGTCAGCTGTTCGTCGGTGATGTTCAGCAGCGTGTAGATGTGCGTGTCGAGCGTGATCGGGACGCTGGTCTCGGTCAGGTCGTCGGCGACCAGGGCGGTCGTCGACCGCAAGGCGCGGGTGCGGGACGCGAGCACGGCCGGGAACCGGAGGGTCACCGTGTCGTTGAGCGCTCCCTTGAAGTCACTGTCGGCCTGGCGCATGACCAGGTTGGCGAGGACGAGTTCACGCTGGAGCAGCATCGAGGCTGCCGAGACGATCTGTCCGGCCTTGATGAAAGTGTTTGCCACGGTTGGACCTCCTTGGGGTCAGTGGGTGAGGGGTTCCGCCGGGTCGGTCCCGTGGCAGGGTCCGGGCGGGTCAGGAACGCGGGATCTTCGAGACGATCTCACGGATGTCCGAATGGGTTGGGTCCGGTTCCTGGGTGGGGTCGCCCCCGCCGCGGACGGTGGGGGTGGGTCGGGGTGTCGGCGTGGGCCGTTCACCGGATGGGTCTTCCTGCCCGGCGGGCCGGAAGGTCGCGAGGAGGTCGTCGGCGTCCGCCTCCAACTCGTCGCGGGTGGACCCGACCAGGCGTCGCGCCTGTGCGGCGGTCAGGCCCTTCTCGGCTGCCACTTCCATGCGTGCCGCCTGCGTTTCGGCGTCGGCGGCGCGTCGTTCGGCGGCTGCCAGCCGTTCGGCCAGCTTTTCCGAGTCGGACTTGTCCTTGTCCTTGATGGCTTGCAGTTCGGCAGCGAGATCGGCGGCGGCCTGTTCGGCCTTCTTTCGTGCGTCTCGTTCTGCCTGGATGGCCCGCTTGCCTGCGTCGCCGAGGTCAGCGCCTGGCGTGGGGGGTTGCGGGTCGGGGGTGGGGTCGTCGGCCATCGCGGCCTCCCTTGTGTGTGCGCCCGTCGCGGGCGGCTGACCCGTCGCGGGTCAGACTGTGACCAGCTCGCGGCTGGTGGTGAGGGCTCGGCGGAACGCGTTGAGCGCGTCAGCACCGCTGTGCCCCCTCGTTGACTCATCCCACTGCTCCTTGAGGGCGTGGGAACGTTCGAGGATCGGGTCGTCATCCCGGTAGACCGGTTTCGCTTGGCAGTTGCAGCCGTCGTGGAACGGGTCGCCCTGGGTGCGCCGGAACCGGCGGCGGCCGTCCATGCCGACCATCTCGCCGGTCATCTCGTCCTTGTAGACCGCGCCACGTGAACACAACATCAGGCAGAACGCGCACGAGTCACCGCGGGTGACCCGGACGTAGCCGATCACTGCGTCGTCGTCGGACACCGCCCGGTAGACCGTCTCCCGTCCGCCCTCCAGGGCGTGACGGACCCCCGCCGCGGCCATCTTCGACGCCGCCACATCGAACACCTTCGCGGCGGCCAGTCCGCGTTCCTGCCCGAGTTTCACTGTGGCCGGCCCGGTGACGATCAACGACTTCACGACCCGTTCCTCAACCCCGACATCCTCAAGCGTCGGCGTGAAACCCGCCGCGGTCATCCCGAGCTCGATCGCCCGCAGGGTCGACAGGTAGTTGGCGGCGAGACGGGCCGACACGGCCCGCTGCCGCCCGACGATCGGGACAGTAACCGACAACCAGCGGTCAACGGTGGCGTCGATCCGGCCCGGGTCGAGCAGCCGGAACGCCGCGACCAACGCCCGGGCCGTGTCCACAGCGATGCGGGACTGCGCGGCCCGGTGGGCGTCGGTGAGACGGACCGGGTCAGGCCGCGGAGGCATCGGCCTGACCGGCGGCAAGTTCGCGCATCAACGCCTCCAGCCCGCCACCCTGAGCCGCGAGAGCCTTCGCCCGCTCAACGTCCTGCTGCGTCCACGACGGGATCTTCTCCCACAACAGCTCGACAGGAACACCGAGCATGGTGGCCAGCTTCCCGAGAGCGTCGGCGGCCTGGGCGAGAGACCGGATCTCAGTGTCCTTCCAACGGACCTGCGACTGGAAGTCACGCGCCGCGTCGGCGTCACCGTTGATGTGCGCGGCAAGCCGCAGCGTCTGCTCCCACGACTCCCCGAACGAATGCTTGCGTTCCTCCACCTTCGCCGACAACGACGCCCTGGCAGCCGCCAACGCCTCAGCGGACAGGTTCGCCAACGAGCCGAGCAGTTCGTGCGCCGGGGTCTGCGTCACAGCAGCCAGCGCCTTGATGTCCGCCTCGTGGGCGGCGATGAACCCGTCGAGCGGTGTCGCCGCGAGCGTCCCGAACTTGGTGTCGGGATCCTCGGCCACCAGCAGCTGCTCGACCGACAACCTGAGCTTCGCCTCGGCGGCAGTCTCACCAGTGGTGGACGCCGTGTCAGACAACGACATGCCGGACACGGTGCGCACCACCCACGACGCGAACCGTTGCACCAGCAGCCGGTCGAACGTGGTCTGGTCGATCCGTGCCGCGACCGGAATGAATGGGCCGACCTCGCCGGGTGTGCGCCCCTCCAGGTCGAGCATGTTCGCGAACCGCACCACCGGGCAGATCCCCACCGAATGTGGTTCCGACGAGCCCCAAGTCACATCCCCGCCCGTGCTGGTGGCAGTCAAATAGTGGACGTCGGTGTCGGTGTACACCCGGATCCGCTGGCCGTCCTTGATGCTGTCGACGCGCATGGCGTACATCGGCCAGTCGTCGTCGGCGACGTCCTCGTAGAACGTCATCATGCGCCGCGGTGACACGCCACGGATCGCCGGTGTCGGCTCCTTCGTCAGCGGCGACCGGCCAGGAAGCACCGTCACGAACGACTGCCCGTACCCGAGCGCCGCCCGGTGCACGCCGATCTGGCGTCGATCGAGCCCGTTGGCCTGCCACAACGCCCACGCCGCCGAGTCGTCAGCCGCCGACGGCGACCGGTAGCCCTCCACGTACAGGGCCTGCGCGACCGAGGTCACCACCAGCCCCAGCCACGGCGTGGGGGCATGGTTCGCGAGCCGCTTGTACTCCTCGGTGGCGCTCCTTGGCGTGTACGGCGTCGGATGATCCGCGCCAAGCCACGAGTCCAGGGCGTCGAGACGTTCACGCTCGGCCATCCACTGCGGGTACAGCTGCTTGGCGACCAGATCCTGCATGTCGTTCACCGGCCACCACCTTTCACCACACCACACCGGACCGCCGCGACGGGACCGCCAGGGCGTCGGTTCGCGCTTTCCACGCCATCACCGCCGCGTACGCGGCGTCGATCTTCCTGTGCGAATCCGGATGCTCCTTGTAGAGCAGATACCCGGTCCGCGTTGCCCGACGGCGGGCGTTGAGCACGTGCCTGGTCAGGTTCGGCCGGCCGTCATGGGAGCATTCACCGTTCACGATCGCCTGCCTGAGCCGTTCGACCAGTTCGACCACCCGGGAGTCCTTCCCGCGTGGCCACGCCGCTATCTGCGACGCCCCCGCCTTCAGGCGCAGCTTGCGCCCATACCGGGCCTCCCACCGGGCGATCTGCTCGGTCCACCCCGACGGGTCCGCGTAGAACCCGACCACATCCCACCGCTCGAAACAGCCGAGAATCGCAGCGTCGACCTCGGCCACCGGTGGCAGCCAGTCAGGGTCGGCCCCCTCCGATTCCCACACGCCAACCTCGAACAGGTGCCCGTCCGACACCCTGCACCCGACTAGCGCCGTCGCATCGGCCTTGCCCTTCACCCGTCCACGGGACCCGTCGAACCCGAGCACGACGACCGAATCCGGAGGCACCGCCTTGTCCGGGGCCGCACAGGCCCCCCACTGGGGGGATGACACCCACGCGTCGGACGCCGCCGTGACCTGGTTGAGGTAGAACTTGCGGGCATCCTCCGGGGTCGTAGCGGGGTCCCACACCTCGGCGACGATCCGGTCAAGATCGACCCACCCAGGGCGACGACATGCCGGGGAATGGATCACACACCGCGGGATGTCGGCCGAGTCGCCGTAGGCGACGGCGAGACCGGCGAGCAGGCTCTCCCTGTCCGCCATTTCCGTCTCCGGCGGGGCCTCGCGGTGGTCGTACAGCAGCCCAGCTTCCCTGACCCGACCAGCTTGAATCCGCCGCCAGTACTCCGCCGATTCCTCAGCGACCGACCCAGCACCGGGCTCGTAGGCGTTCGGGGCCTCGATCGACACCCCGCCCGTCTTGCCGAGGTTGCGGCGAATCGTCGCCGCCAGCTTCACCCCACCGTTGGCGGGGAGCCACGACTCGGTCTGGTCAAGAATCGAGCAGACCGGCCGCTGACCCTCCTTGGATGTGGCAGCCGACGTGATGAACTCGATCCGCCCCTTCGGCAGGTTCACGAACGTGCCCAACGGCTCCAGGCCCGGGTACTCGTCGCACGCCGGCCCTTCGGTCAGCATCTCCAGCAGCGGAGTCCAAGCGTTCCTCGTCTGATCCTCGTTGACGGCCGCCAACTGCACCCAGGGTGTCCGGATCTCGGACCACGGGATCCCGACCGGCCTCCCGTCAGCATCCCACCCGGCGGGGACGACCGGGCCGAGCGCCTCGAGTGCCGCGACGGCAGACAGGAGCGGCGACTTGCCCCAACCCTTCGGTCTGGAGATCACGGCACGGCGATACCGGCGCTTCCCGGACTTCGGGTCGATGGCGTACAGGTTGATGAGGAACTGGGCCTGTTCCTCGGTGACCTCGAACGGTTCGTAGCTGGTCCTGTCGGGGGCCGCCAGGTGCTCGTACATCCACTCGATGGCGAGAAGGCCGAGAGTGGGGACCTCACCGCGGTACCGGGGTTTCCATGGCATGGTTCCCCCTCACCGGTTCAGCTTGCGGGTGCCGCCTTCAGGTGCCCGAACCGCTTGACGGTCGGGTTGGTCCCCGACCGGGCGGAACGCTTGGCGTCCTTCTCGTCGGCGTCAGCGAACGTGATCCGCAGCCGAGCCCGATCTTCGGGGGTCACTCCGAACTTGGCGACCCGAAGCCGAAGCTCGGGGAGCCGGTCGAGGTTGTAGTTGCCCCACACGTCGGCGTGGATCAGGGCGGTGTCGAGCAGGAACTGCCAGTCCGCCCAGGTGAACGACACGGCGAGCGGGCTCGATCCCCAGCCCGACCACCACTCGATGGTGCGATCAGGCCAGGGGATCGTCCCTGCGGGCAGGTCGGGCTGGCGGCATCGGGCGAGCGGTAGCACGGTTGCCCCGGTGGGCTCGCTGTTGGTCCGCGCTCGGCGCTCCTTCGCCTTGGGCGCGGGCCCGCGACCTGCCATCTCGGTCAGCTGCCGGACGACCGCGCCATGCGGCGGGCCGCCGCGGCCCGGTCACGGAACGAGAGTCGGCTACTGCTGTTGTTGGTGAGGTTCGAACGATTACGCATCGTGGTTACTCCTTCGTTTGATGGGTTTCATCTCGCTCCACCGATCCCCCGGTCGTCGGGTGGTGGCTGGCGAACGGCAAGCGCCGAACCCGCGCTAGAGGTCGACGCCGAGAAGCTGGGCGGCCTTATGGCCATCGATGTACTTGTCGCCGAGCTGGATGAGGTTCAGCGCCCGCAGGAACCGGTCCTTGTCCTCGCGGGTCTGGAAGCACAGGGCCACCCAATACTCGGAGTCGGTGACATCGCGGAAACGCTGCGCCTCCTGCTTCGCCCGCTTCTTGAACGCCTGCTGCATCGCATTCAGCTCGGCGGCGCTGTCGGCCTCCAAGTTGGGCGGATCGCAGTAGGCGACATCGGCGAGCGGGTCGGGAGCGACGGTGGCAGCGAACGGCGACCGCTTGCCCTTGCCCCTCGGCTTCGGCTTAGACAGTGCGGACAGGTCAGGCACAGGTCATCATCTCCCGCCGGAACAATTCCAGTTCGGCAAGCGGGAACCAGTCGAGCACCCGCTGGTAGTCGTCCGGGGCATGATCACGCAACGGACCCAGGAACCTGTGATCGAGCCCGTCGAACGACCGGCCGAACCACTCGTACTCGACCGGCAGCTCGACGCCGGCCGCCTCGATGCGCTCCCGGACCTCCGCTACCGACCAATCCCATATCGCCGACACCTTCCGGCTCCCGGCCTTCATCGGCCCATGCCGGGCGATCGACAGCCGCCGCACCGGGCTATCGCAGGCCCTCACGCCATCAGCGATCCAGGTGTCTGCCGGGAGACCCAGGTCCGTCCTGAGCATCCCGATGATGGACGCATACTCCGGGCTCGGCAGTCGGGCGGCCTCGATGATCGCCAGCCGCTCCGGGGCCTGGAAGGTGCACGAGCCGATCCACCGGTACAGCGACGGGTGCGGGATGTTGTGGATCTTGTACCCGAACCAGTCGGCGAAGTACGCGAGCGACTCGGCCACGAAGGCGAGATCGGGGACCAGGTACATGTGATACGGGATCACATCGACGCCAGCATCACGGAGCGCCAGCCAAGCGGCGATCGAATCCTTCCCACGCGAGAACGCGAGCAGTACCGGCCGACCCTCATCGGCCAGTATCGCCCGAACCTTCGCCGATGTCGGCTGCCCCTCGATGGTGGTGGTCATCAGCGCCCCCAAGCACCCGAGTCGAACTTCGGACGACCATCCCACAGATCGGCGGCATGGTCTCGGCACAGAACCACCATCGGTGACCCGCGGTAACCGCTCTTGACCTTGCAGAGCTTGCGATCACCCCGACCAGCGCCGAACAGCACCGACCAGTCACGGAACTCGCCCCGGGCCGGCATGTGGTACTCGCCACCCCGGCCCGACTCGGTCACTGTCGATCGGATCGGGCGAAGCTCAGCCCCGCACCTTGTCACCCGCACGACCTCGAAGTAGTCGCAGTTGGTCTGGTCATAGCCCCAACTGGTGTGGAAGATGTCCCCGACTTTCACGCCGAAGATGTTGACGGTGGCCCCGGTGGCGGTATCTGTCATACCCACCACTCTACACACTTTCGTGGTGACTGTCAATACGAAACTATGTCGAACTGCGACGACGGCGGGCCGCCTCACGCTGATACACGCGACGAGCCTCAATGCACGCCGCACACGCCGGCGTCCCCTCCCGCTTGTGCCGATTGAACCCCGACGGCGTCCCACACGCCGCGCTCGCCGGCCTAC